ATTCCTAATAAAATTCACGGTAAAGCATTAAGAATGTTGGGAGGTCATAAGGATAATTTTTTAGTCAAGATTGGCAACCCTTTTAGACGCAATCATTTTTTAAAATCATTTCAAAATCCAAAATACACAAAAATAATTATTGATTCTCAACAAGGAATTGAAGAAGGTAGAATTGCCAAAGAATATGTTGAAGAAATGCGAGAGGAATTAGACGAAGTGACTTTCAATATCCTTTATGCTTGTCAATTTCCTCCCGAAAATGTGATAGATACAGAGGGATGGATTTCTCTTTTTAAAGAAGCAGAATTAGAGAACGCTTTAGTAGATGAATTTATTCCTTTTGGATTTCCTAATTTAGGTGCTGATCCTGCCGATACAGGAACAAATGAATCTGTAATCGTTAGCAGATGGAATAATATAGCTCGAATTGATTTTGCTAATCCTAAAATCAGTTTATTAGAATTTTGTGGAAAAATTGATAAAATAATAACCGAAAATAAAATAGATGTGAGGAATTGCGCTGTAGATAAAGTAGGAGTGGGTGCAATGATCCCCGATAAAATGAAGGAATTAGGTAAACCTATTTATGGAGTGAACAGTGGCGAGATGTGTGACATAGAAAACGAAAAACAACAATTTTATAATCAAAGAGCTAAATTAGCTTGGGATGTATATCAATGGATTAAAGGAGGAGGCAGATTATTGCGTGATGAAAGATGGTATCAACTTTTAAATATTAAATATAAACACGATATTAGGGGAAGAATGCAAATAATGCCCAAAGAAGAAATGCGCAGACAAGGAATTAAGAGTCCCGACGCTTTTGACGCTTTATGTTTAACCTTTGCACGTCCTCAAATATATCATTCTACCTCTTTAGCCGAAATGACTTTTAACCAACATATGCAGAGAAACAAGATTAAAAAACGTGTTAATCCCTATAATTTAATGCGTAATTATTGACTTTATAGAGCAAAGGATTTATATTAAGATTAAAGTTGATTGATTTCAACAAAATGGAAAACACAAATAATTTAAAAAATTTTTTACAATATAAGCCCAGCAAAAAAGATAAAAGTATTATTGACGGAGTTTATAATGATGTGGAAGATATGATCGCGGAACGCAACCGTGTTTGGCCTCAATTTAATGACCGTACTTTAATTCAATTTTTGGATGATTCAGAAAAGAGAGTACAAGGTTATGTTCCTACCCGCGAAGCTCAAAACAAAGAAGAATGGCAGTCTAATGTTTTTAGACAAGAAACCAGAAATAAATGTAAAGCATTAGTTGCAAGTATGGCTTCTACTATTCCCAGTTTGAAATATAAAGCAGTTAGTAATCAGAATGGTGAGGAAGATTCCCAAAGGGCCGAAGTAATGGAAAATTTGGTACTTCATTCTCGTTTTCAATCTAATCCACAAGTTAATTTATTCTGGGAAGCGTGGACTGCAATCTGTCAAGGGACAATAATTAGTTACGATGGTTACATTAAAACCAAAGCAAAAAGAAAATTTATCAAAAGTTATGATTTAGTGACTGGAGAATTAGAATTTTCTGAAGAAAAAGAAGTTATTATCAATGATGAATGCATTGATTTTTTAATTCCTAATCAAGATTTGTATATTGACAATTTTGAGATTCCTGATATTCAAGAACAACCTAAAATTGCTTGGATAAGATATTTACCTAAAGAAGTAGCAGAATTTGAGTTGAGTAAATATTCTAATTGGCACTATGTACCTACTTCTAGCAACGCGGAGGAATACAAAGAAAACGCAAATACTTTCTTTAATTTTAAATGGACAACCCGTACTGAAGGAGAAGAATATGAAGTTATCAAATATTATAACAAATACAAAGATCAATATTCAATTATCGTTAATGGTGTTTTGCTTTTAAATTCGCCTTTAATTTGGGGATACAAAAAGAAATATTATCCATTTGCAAAATCAATTTTTGAACCTTTTGCTAATCGTAATTTCTTTTATGGCAATTCTTTACCAAATGCCAATATGGATGCTCAGGATGTCATCAATTCCCTTTACAATTTAGCATTAGATAAAACTAAACGTTCTTTAAATCCTCCGATGTTAGTGGGCAATAAGAATAAGGACTTAATTGAAGTAGAAAACGAAGCAATAGGAATGGATACAATTTTGTATGTTGATGATGTTCAACAAGTAATTTATCAGAATATTCCTGGTCTCAATAATTCCGAATTGGCAATGATTAAATGGGTTACTCAAGGCTTAGATTTGGGAAGTGTTGATCCAAATCAACAAGGTATGGCCTCACGAGGCGTTACAGCGCGGGAAGTAGTTATCGCGAATGAAAATGCTTTAAGATTAAAAGGTTTATTTGATTTATTTTTGACTGATTTATGGGTACAAAAAACTAAATTAAGAATTATCAATATCTTGACTAACTATCCTCAATCAAGATATGATGAAGTTGTGGGTAAAGATGTTTATCGCACATTTTTTATCCAAAATAGCAATTTTCCTTTAGGAAATAAAGGAACATTAAGAGTAAAAATGGTAGGTAAAAATGAACCAATGCCCACAGCAGAAGAATTACAGAATGAAAGTAAAGAATTATCTAAAAAGAATGGCCAAACTGTAGAAAGTATTGCTATGCCTATAGAATATTTAGACAATTTTGATTATGATGTAGAAGTTATTCCAGATTCTCTTTTTAAACAAAATTCATCACAAGCCTTAATTTATCTTGAAGATAAATTAAACAAAATGGCTACTTATTTCCCTGATAAGTTTTTGGCCAATAAAGATGTTCTTTTCCGTGATTTCATTCGCGCTTATGGTGATAGTGATGAAAAATATCAAAATCAGACTCCTGTACCGCAAACTGCAGGCAATCCTATAGACCAATATGCAATGCACTTGCCAGCCAAACAACAAACTGGTATAATGCAATCAGCAACCTAAATGAGATTTCTTTTGGTTAAAATTCTTTTCCATTTATTAAATCTTCCTCATTTTACATTTTTTGATAAAGATAATGTAGATAAGGATAATTTACTTAACTGGATGGCAAATACTTACCCTTTACCCGAATTTAAAAATTATGTTAAACGAAGAGATTTGGAAATTTTACAACATTTAGGTAGCGGACAGAACAAAAATGCTTATTTACTAAGTGTGGGAGAAAGAATAAATCTAGGAGTAATGATGGGTGATTTCAAAAAAGCTTATCTCAAATTAGAAAAAGAAAATAATTTAAGAAAAACTAAAAAATAAGAATCAGGTCTTTTTAGGAAAAATGACCTTTAGGACTTTATCTCCTAAATTAAAAAACCTCCTCAATAATAGTGTTCAGATAGTTGTTGCTATAAGAAGGGCATCAATGAAACTTAGTCAGGCTCTGACCATACCCCCTGTCAACCTGCAACTTCCATCTGCACATTATTATAAGATTCTTCATAGGCTCTCAATCGTTTCTTCTCCACTTATGGAAGAAGAAAAGGGGGTGGTATTGAGAGCTTTTGAAAGATTTTATAAAAACATAAAAAATAATGAAAAAACTAATTATAACACGGTTTTGCGTTGCGGCAGTTTGGAATCAACTACGTCAAACTCCTCCCAGAGAATTTTCTACTTATGAGGAAATTGAAAAAGTAAAAGAAATTTTAGAACTATTAAAACTTCAAGTGCAAGATTATGTTGATTTTATAGAGACTTCCGATGCAAAACGATTAGATTATTCTTTAGGATCAATTAAACAAGAGGAATTTCAGGCATTTTTAAATGAACAACAGAAAAAAGCAATAGAAATGGACACTCTTGCGAAGAAAGAAAAAATTACTATTGAAATAGAAACAAAATTATTTAATAAACTATTTGACCTTTTTAATAAGTTAGGCAAAAATTGGTTTAATAACATTACAGAATATATTGAATTTAAGACTGCTTTAGATGAGACAAATATGCGTCCGGAGAACATAGAAAATGAAATAAAATAAATTTTCATATATTGGAGATAATGGACTAATCTCTTTAAATAAAAGTCTTTAAAAAATGAAAAAAATCTTATTGGCTTTAAAAAAAGCGTTTCTGTGGCTTATCACTATTGGCCGAGTGAAAAAAAACAGAAATAGTGTTTTAGAAGATGAAGAAGAAGAAGAGGAGGAGGAGGAAGAGGAGGAAAAAGAGAAAAAAAATAAAGAAGAAAAGAAATCATCGGATAAAATTACTATCTCTCGTATTGAATTTGAAAAACTAAAAGAAGAAAAGGAGCATTACAAAACAGGTCTTTTAACCCTGAAACGTAAAGCTAAATTAAGTCGCCATCTTCCTGAAAGTAAAACCAATGCTCTGATTTTGAAAAAATCAGATGAATCAGAATTTGTTACCAAAGCAGAATTTCAGAAAATGCAACAGAAAAATCTTGAGGATAAAGCAATCGCGGAAAGCATTGCTATCCTTGGAGATGATTTAGATGCAAATTTTGAAAATATTATGCTTTATTATGCCAATCGCCACGGGGATTCTTCTTTAGAAGCGATTAAGGCCAACATTAAAGATGCATATACTCTTTTCCGTTCCTATAATCCACTAAAGCAAAAAAAATCTGTGGAAAATGACAAAAAAGCAAAATCTGATTTACAAAGTGAGCAAGGTTTAGGAATCAGTACGAAAAAAAAGACCACTCCAAAGACAAAACCTGGCGAAAGGAAACTTTTAAGAGGCGGAATGTCAATGGATAAGTGGTATCAATCAAAAAAATAAGTTCATTTGACAATATCTTATGTTTACGCCACGGAATTATGATAGTGGAAAGTTAGTTTCAATGTTACAAGTAGCTAGTGCCAATACAGTAGCCAAAGGTGATGCTTTAGCTTTTTCTTCTGGATATGTCCAACGTGCTACAGGTACTACAACAGAAGTACGTTATGTAGCAATGCAGGATCAAACTACAGCAGGAACAGCATTAACTTTACTTTGTCTTGAAACGGCTGGCGTTGCTTTTGAAGCAGATTGCACCCACAATATGGCTCAATCCTATGTTGGTACAAAAGTAGATTTAACCGATCACGGTACTCTTGATAATGATTCGGCTTCTACTGATTATACTTTCTTTATTGAGAATATTATTGGGGCTACTACGGATAAAAAATGCGTAGGATATTTCGTGCAAAAAACAAGTTAAAAAATGATTACTCGTAACGATTTTGCTTCATTAACCGATGATCTACAAGACATTTTTAATGAAGTTGCCTCTACGAAAGTAGCGGAAATGAAAGGTAATAAGATTTTTAGTGTAATGGATACGAATAGACGCACTTACAACCATTTGATTTTGCACGGGATTTCTGGCATTGAAGAAGTTACTCCTGGCCGTGATTTACCAGAATTGACGACTGAAGAAGGAGATTCCATTACTTACACCCAACGTTATTTTGGCGCGCTCATTCCTGTTACTAAGGATATGCGAAAATTTGATTTATATAATCAAATTGAGAGCATTGTCCGTTCTGTAACCGAGGATGCATTCGACAAAATAGACCAATCATACGCAGATGATATACTCTACGGTTGGGCTACTAGTTATACAGATGTTTATGGTAAATCAGTAAGTGCAGTGGGGCCTGATGCTGTGTGTTTATTCTCTACTGCCCATACAAATAACATTAACTCCACTACTTTCTCTACTGTGATTACTTCTAATCCTGTATTGTCACGAGCGGCAATTAACACCGCAAGGATTCAAGGACTAACACATACCGATCCCCTTGGTATTGCGCGTCCAATCAATTTGGATACTCTTGTCGTTGCTCCTTCCAATGAAGATTTAGCGGAGAGAATTCTTTACTCTACGCAAATGTCTGGGACAGGAAACAATGACATCAATCCATTAAAGGGTAAAGTACCAAATTTGGTTGTTTGGGAACGTTTGCAAACACGTTCTGATGGCACAGATACCTCTGCCTATTGGTTTATGTATGATAGTTCTAAAGTTGGAGAATCACTAAAATCTTTATTTGCAGAAAGACCTACGCTTGATCCGCCTGATGAAGTCTATACCAATAAAAATTGGGACTATTCATTAGATTTCTACTATACGACTGGGCGCGGTTATCCTGCTTATATTTTTGGTTCTAATGCCGGTGGGAGCTAAAATAAAATTAGTTTTCAAAATAATTAGAGGTTTTGAGGGATTTTTCCTTAAAATCCCTCGTCGAGATTTAAAGAATTAAATTATGGGAACATTAGATTGGGCGCGTTTAGTTAGTCAAAACAGAGCTAAAGCAATGGGTGTTTCTTGGTCTAATGATGAATTAAACGCCATTTATAAGTTAGGTATTCCCCCTGATTATGTCCGTAAAGGCATTATTACATTAGAGGAATATTCTGTTTTAAAAGGGAATGAAAAAAAGAGAAATAAAATATCTCTATCAGTTTTGCCTTTGGAGAAAATTTTAATGATTGCACGAAAAGAAAAGATAGAGATTCATCCTGATATGAATAAAGATAGTTTAATTACTGAAATTCGTTTAAATAGAAAATTCAGTTTTCGTACTCTGATTAAAAAATCCAAAAAAGAATTAGAAAAAATGTTAGAAGAACGTAATATTCCTTTTCCTAAACATACAGGTCAAAGAGGTCTATCTACTATCTATGCTTCCTTAATTTTGAAATACGAACGTAATAAAAGAAAAAAGGTCGGGATGGTTTCCTTATAACCCTCAATATAAACTGTGCCTTTCCTTTCCAAGGCCAGATTTTAAGAGTATTGAAAGGACAATGAGATGCGAATTTGCTAAATTGCAAAAATATAATTCAAAAAAAGCGGAAAGGATTATTCTTGAACTTTTGAAAAGAAATCATTTGCCTTTTAGAACGAAATGGATTATTGCTGGTCACGAAGTAGATTTTTTGGTCAAAAAGACAATTATTGAAATAGACGGCGCGATTCATCTTCATCTTAAAAGTCAAAGAGACATCTTATTCACAAGATTAGGCTATAAACCTATTCATTTTTCAGTCAATGAAATTAAAAAAAACATCTCATTGACAGAAAAAAAACTAAAATATCTTGTGAAATAAGATGGCAAAAACTTCATATGATTGGTTAGAACTAGATAATAATACTTCTACTCCTTCAGATTATGATACCAGTAAAGGCGGTATTGCGATTGTG